AGCTTTTATAATTCCATGAGGGATGCCAGCAATCTCAAAGGTCTCACAGATTTGATTGAGTATAGATTCTTTGTGAGTTATAGCAACGATCTTTTTGCCTCTCTCATAGGCTTTTTTTACCATATATGTGAAAGTAAATGTTTTACCCGATCCAGTAGGCGAGACCATAAGAGCCCTCTTGCTGCCTTTGGAGTATCCTTGCTTAATGCTAGACTCTAGTTGTGTTTGATATTCTCTTGGTTTCATGTGTGGTGCTTTTAGTGGTTATCTGATGCAGTCCACTCTGACTGCTTTGGCTTTTTTAGATGTTCCAACCTATCTAATATTTGAAAGTACTTTTTTACAGCTTTTGGCAGACCTCGCTTTCTCCAGCCGTACCATGTGTCTTTTGCAATAATCCCCTCGTATATTGCCGAGGTTTTAAAGTTGAGATTTTCAAGCTCTTGGATGAGCTCCTCCATTGTTTTCATTTGAAATGATTTGATAGTGAATAGAATCTGATTTTATGTACTTTACATTTATGCCGTACTCATTATATATCTTGCCATAGAAGTCAAGCAAGTTATCTCTCTGCACTTCATACTCCTCAAAAGTTGGGGCATAGAAAACAGCAGTTTTATTGAGTGGGGCAAAAACTAAAGATAATAGTATTAAATATTTCATGTGTGGTGTTTTTTAGTGTGATACAAATATATGAAAACAATAGTACAAAAACAAGAAAAACCTTGCTTTTATCATAAAATTGTACTATATTTGTATTATTACTTAACCAAATACACCATTTTATGAAAACACATTATAGAAAAGCGTACAAGTCGGATCATTTAGGCTCAGCGGATTTAGAGGACTACATTGAGCAAGGTAGAGTCTTGAATTTTGTGATTACTCATGTAAAATTTGAGCAAAGCGCATCAGTGGCAGGGCGCAAAGGAGATTTTAATATTGCTTATTTTAAAGATAAAAAAGTCAAGCCCCTTGTCTTAAATGCGACAAATGCCGCAATGATTAAAAAGTTTTGTAAGTCTTCATTTCTAGAAGATTGGGCAAATGTCCCCATCACTCTCTATCTTAAGGATGGCATTAGGAATCCAAGCACTGGAGAGAAATCAACAGCAGTAAGGATCAGCCCAGTGCAGCCACAAATCAAAAAACCTAAGCTAAACAGAGAACATCCAAAGTGGAAGGATGTTGAGGGTAAGATCAAGAGTGGAGCAGCTAATCTTGATACTATCAAAAAGTACTTTGATCTCAATAGAGCTGATGAGGACTATCTTAAATCTTTAAACTCTGGGAAAGATGCCTAAACTCGGATGTATCACTCCTTCAAAATTCAAAGCTGTGATGACAAAAGGCAGAACTAAATCTCAAATGTGGGGGCAAACGGCCCTCACTTATGCTGATGAGCTTGCCATGAATCTTATAGGAGTTGAGACTCCTGACATCTCTGCCCCTGCTTTAGAGCATGGGAATGAGCTCGAACCTTTTGCAATCCAAGCCTATGAGATGGAAAACTTTGTGGAGGTGGTCAAAGTAGATGAGCCAATCCATCATTCAGAGCTTGACTATGTTTGTGGGACTATGGATGGCCTAGTCTCTACAGATGGCATCATTGAGATTAAATGCCCATTTAACCCTCTGAACCACTTTAAAAACATCATGGAGGCTGAGCAGTACGAAAAACTATATAAGTGGCAAATACAAGGATATCTGTGGATAACTGGGAGACAGTGGGCCGACTTTGTAAGTTTTCACACACATGAGGCCTGGGGAGATAATCAACTCTTTGCTCATAGGATAGAGAGGGATGAGGACATCATCCAGCAACTACAAGAGCGAGTTCCTTTATTTTGGGGGATCGTTCAGCAGCGACTTAATGAATATTTAGAAAAGTAAGCAAACAAGTTCTTATAAGTATAGGATCGCCTCTGGTTAATTCCAGGGGCTTTTGTTTTTTAAGGCCTTAAGCGTTCATAATAATGTACTAAAATCATGCAATTTCCTTAATTTTCCTTAAGAATATTAAAAACCTTAAAGCGTTTTAAGGGCTATTTTAAGGCCGAAACCACCACCACCACTAAATTATAGCATTTCCTTAAGATCTTAAGGAAAAAACATACACTATAAGAGAAATACTATATAAGGCTTTTTTTTACTTCATGTATGTATATTATTATTATTAAGTATTTAAGGTTATTATTATTATTATTATAGAGAGCCCATTCTCACTAGGTTTTTGCTCCTTAATTTTTCCTTAATTTTACCCTTAATTTCCTTAATTTTGCCTAATTTCTTAAGGTTTTTGATTTTCACAGAGTTTTGCAGTATCTTTATAGAGAACAATTAAAAGGATTGTTTTTATGGTATTTTGGTTAATTGGAATTATTGGGCAGTAGTGTGGTGCTGCTGCCCTTTTTTTGAACCTAGGCAGGGAATTTGATGTTTGAGAGATATGGCATATAAAACAAAAGAACTAGAAAAGCAGGCACTAGAGGCTATAAAAGAGCATGGGCTAGTCTTCATTGAGGAGATTGTTGCCTTTTTGCCATGTTCTAAGCCTACATTCTACGAGCACGGGCTTAACGAACTTGACAGTATAAAAGGAGCTATCTTATTCAATAAAGTGTCTAAGAAGACAAAACTGAGGCGCAACTGGGAGCACTCAGAGAATGCTACACTAAATATAAGCCTATATAAGCTGTTAGCAAATGAGGAGGAGCTGATGAGACTATCAGTGCAGAAGATCCACCAGGAGACAAAGCAGGAGACAAAACACAGCATTGATTTTGGAAAACTAACAGATGAGCAACTAGATGAATATCTCAGACATACGTCAGCAATTCTTAAGAGCACAGAAGGAGAAAGCAAGGAGGAGCTTTGAGAAGTTTGTCTTAATGACTAAACCAGATTATCAACTTAACTGGCATCACAGACTCTTGATGAGCAAGCTCCAAGCATTTGCAGAGGGCAAGATCAAAAAAATGATGGTCTTTATGCCTCCTCAACATGGGAAAAGTGAGCTAACAAGTAGAAGGCTGCCAGCTTATATATTGGGGATCAATCCCAATGCAAAGATTGCAGGCTGTTCTTATGCTGCTGATCTTTCAAAAAGTTTTAATAGAGATGTTCAAAGAATTATTGAGGATGATATCTATGGGGGGATATTCCCAGAAACAACACTAAACTCCTCAAATGTGAAAAGCTCAGCAAAAGGGAGCTATCTGAGAAATGCAGATATTTTTGAGGTTGTTGGACATACTGGCTTTTATAAGTCGGTTGGGGTGGGTGGATCTTTAACGGGTACACCAGTTGATATTGGCCTTATTGATGATCCAGTAAAGGATGTAGTAGAGGCTAATAGTGCAACTTATAGAGCAAGGGTGTGGGACTGGTTCACTGGGGTGTTTTTGACTCGTTTACATAATGACTCTCAAATTTTAGTCACTCAGACAAGATGGCATGAGGATGATCTTAGTGGGAGGATATTAAAAAGCAAGCAAGCTCATGAGTGGGAGGTCTTGACTTTGCCTGGAGTATTGGAGACAGCAGAAAAGCATGAGGATGATCCTAGGAATATAGGGGAGGCTCTTTGGGCTAGTCGTCACAACCTTAAGAAGTTACTTAATTTTAAAGATGCAAGCCCTAGGCTATTCCAGGCAATGTATCAGCAAGATCCTAGACCTTTCGAGGGTGGACTTGTTTATCCTAACTGGAATAAGTGCAGCCTTAAAGAGTATAATCAAGTAAGGATTGAGGAGATCAATGGGCTTGATTTTGGTTACTCCACCAGTCCTGCTGCTTTTATAGGCATAAAGATTGATGAGAAAGCAAAGAGAATTTACTTAAGGCTCAAGATATATGGCAAGTTTATCAAGCTCAAGCAATTGGCCGAACAGATCCAGGACAAGCTTGAGAGCCCTAGGCAGCAGATCATTGCAGACAGTGCAGATCCTCTGCTTATTGAGCACTTAAAGACTCAGTACAAAATGAACGTTCACAAAGCTATCAAGGGCAAGGACTCTGTGAGCTTTGGGATCACTTTAATGAATAACTTTGAGCTAGTTGTTGTGGATTCAGGAGGAGAGGCATTGATTAGAGAGTTGAAAAACTATAGATACAAAGAGGATGCAGATGGGAATCCTCTAGATGAGCCAGTCAAAGAGTATGATCATGCTCTTGATGCTGCTAGATATGTTGTACTTAAAAAACTAGGCCGTAAAGGTTCAAAATTTACTGTATTTTAATGGAAAAAACTGAAACGA